TGGGTACTTTATTTTAATTCCATATAGTAGTTGGAATCCATTGAACCAGTTTTAGAGATCTGGAATTAGTTATGGACATAAACTCTAGTGTAACACATTAATTCAATGCAGAGCTATAAGGAGCTATTCTAAACGCATACGCAGTAATAGTAGCGCCGTTTCCAGTGGGATTTAGTATAATCGAATTATTCAAAGTCGAACCAGTGCATTGTAACAAATACGTAGCTGATGCATTGGTACCCACATTATTAAGAACAGAAAATGGGGCAGTAATGGCAATGCCGCTCCCAGTCAAAATTCCCACAGCGGCTACTGACAAGACTGTACCTACTGCTATAATGTTGACAATATAACTTCCTATATTTGCCACAAATACAGTTGAATGGGATATCAGTGTTCCGACTGTTATTTGCGGATTCAAAGAAGTAACAACAGGTATGGTGCCTAACACCAGATTAGGGTTCAAAACCCCCCCTGATGTCGCTGAAGCACCTGCAAAACCAGTATTTGCATTATTCAACTGAGGAGTAACAAGTAGTACATCATACACCACAAATAACTCTCCTCCTGCAGTAGATCCGTCGGTATTGCCTTGAGTGGCAACATAATAAGCACCGACGTCGTACATCTTCTGATCCACATTTTGAGGCAACAAGTCATTTCTAATATACCTATCAGGAATGACATCATGTAAATTGAAAGGATTTGCCTTAAATTCATGTGATAACCATATATTTGAATCAACAGAATTCTGCCCCAACATAATAGCTTTGGTGGCAGGTGGATTATCAGAACAGTCATAATCTATCATTGAAATGACAGTTCCATTAGAAGCAGTTGAACACTTAGCTCTATATTCAAAAATCAATTTTATAAATCTATATTTTTCATAATTGCTTGCCATCCTTGATAACCAAGGAAACATAGTTGACAAACCTGGATTTATGAAAAATTGTTGTACTTGAAATACGCCAGTTGGTGTTGAAGCAATATCTGCAATGTATTCTTCATGTCTAACCCTGGTCTGATTATTTCCAGCCATAGAAATATTAGCCTCATTATGGCTTAATATGTTACCACGAGCTAAAGGTGCATTTCTAAATAAATTTTCATCACCTTGCAACCTACGGACTGGTTTCTTGAACGCAGTTCTAGGTATAGCTCGCCTTGAGGATCCAATGATCCTTACCCGCTTATTTCTAGCGAGCCCAGGCTTAGTTCCTGGTCGTCTGATATTTGTTTTTCGCATTCTGTATGGTCTATATTCGTTGTTTCAAAAACCCGTTTATATAAACACCCCTTCTTACTTTCGGGCTGGCCTTTTTGTACAGAAGACCACAAACTACCAACAAGGTTATGAACTCGTTTCAAACCATTTGAAAATACAGAGCGAACAGACATGTCGACATAACCTACTGGCTCTTCTCCTTCAATGGAAGATGAGCTGATGATTTTCACAAAATCTTCGTCACATGAAGAATCATTTTCCAAAATGTCTTCAGCAGTACAATGAACCAATCCAGTGTCATTCTTATCATATTTTATAACACTACCTCGGATTGCAGTCGGCATCTTATTCTTCAAAGCTGTGTTATAATCATTCACATTGTCAGGTACAGTGTGAACGGTCCACAGCTTCGGGAAAGATTTTACAGTATAGAGTACATCCATTTCCACAGAACAATCAATTTCTTCTGTGTAATCCCTATAGAAATCTGCAAATATAGGATTGCAATAAGATTCCAAAACAGGGCATACTATAGGACTCAAATCAGTCTTAGTATCAAAATAATGTTCTATTACAAGTTGATCATATTGGCTAATACCATACTTCTTCTCAACCAAATCTCTGGTTCTAGGCCCGACATCTTTATGAAAGAACTCTTTATTCTTTTCATAATAATCTTTATTCAATAAAAATTGGTGTCGCATGTAGCCGCCATCGAGGATACCCAATTCCTCAACGTAACCTTCAGTACACTTACACAGCCACTTGGCTACAGATTGTAAAATAGGACAACCTGGATAAGCGTAAAGAAGTGATAAAGCCTTACATCTAAGTAACTGTTTCAAAATCCTTTCAGAGGCTAAAACATACTTTCGATTAGTCCAAAATAACCCACATATAACGTCAACTGGGTTCTTTATCACTATTTGTTCATCCGGGTCATATACCATGCCACAGAAAGAAGCTTCGTTCAAATTATCAAATATATCTATTTTTATTGAAAATCCAAGATCTTTATAATCTTGCTCGGTGGGTATATATGAGTCCAAACGAGTTAGACCATCATCACCTTCGACAAACATGACGACCGTCTTCCAGTCAACGCCATTTTTGTGTAGAACATAAAGTGTGGATATTAAATTACTCCAGCCATTTGCAAGAGATGTAGTCATCTCCCCACTCATTCGTCTCGCCTCAAGATACAAGGTAAGATTCTTAAAATCAACAACATTAACGCCAGAAAGTGTATCACGTAACAACTTGGCAATGTCTTGACCCCCTTCAACTTCAGACAAGAGGTATTCAAATAGCTGGAACTCAGCCTCCATTTTTGTTTTGGTAAAATGGGATTCGTATGATATGTAATCACTTGACATATAAACAGAATTTGTCCTAGCCATAGCACCAATAACCATTGGCCTCAAAGCTACAGGGACATGCTTAATAAAATATGGTAAAGCATAAACTAAATTTTCCATTAGCTTCACATAAGGGCCCACTATGACTTTAAACTCATCAGAACGTGAGTATATGCCACGGGGGTATTTATAACCAGTATAAGATTCATCTTTTATGAATCCTTTAACCCTTCCATATGACAATTTGAAAATGTCATGGATTTCATTACGTAATTTTATCAACTCAGTTCTTCGCTTGCCGGAATAAGTAGTTCCAGCAGCCCAAGTCTCTATCCTGGTATCAGCTTCCTTAGGTATGGGTTTCAACAAATGTTGCATAACCTCCCTACCAAAAGCTAAATATTTCTCATTCTCAACAGGATCTACATCTTCAATTTCCATGCCAATACGTTTATTCAAACCAGCTTTGAGTGTATCAACATCCTCAGGATCAGGCTGAGGTTTCTTAAAAGGAAATTTAACAATCATTTCCGCAGATATTGCAGGCCTACGATTAGGTTCTGCCCTTGCATTTTCCTTTACTTTAAATAAAGTAGTTTCGGCCAATGGTGGAAGCATTGGTAGTGGAACTTCCCCGACTCTGTACCCACGACAGATGCGTCTCATATTGTTCTTGCGCACAACGGGAATGGTCTTGTTCTTCTTCTTAAGATGAGAATCAAGTACAATGCAAAATTTTGTGGTATCACCAACGACATCTTCGCCAGTTAACATAGAATCTTTATTATAATTTACACCATATAAAGTATTCATGGATTTATGAATTCTAGAAACACACAATTCTTGATCAAAATTCAATGGTGCAACACCCTTAGACAGAGTTTGAACCACCATCTCAAGACTTACAGTCTTGGTCTGCAACATCTTCTCAGTTTTCATGAGAAATATCTTTACAAACCTACTTGGCAAGTATTGAGTGAATTTTTGAACAAGGGCACGCAATGATCTAGACTTGAGCTTCAACTCAGCCTTTACTGTGCACTTAATATTGCGAGGTTGATCATGGTACAACTTTGTTCGTCTATCACCATCAGGGCGACCATCAAAGTCCATGTCCTTATCAGACGAGGAATAAATCCAGGTCTGCTTTTCCTTAAAGTGTTTGTTGATATTAGCCCAACTAGATACACTGTTATAACAATTCGCAAATATACCATAGATGAAACCTTTAGTTGAATCCTTATCTACAGTACCCTTCGGCAATACAGCCATAGTGGCCATACTCAAACCCAAAGCGGGAATGATTGAAGCACCGAAGGTCGACATGACAACCAGTAATATGGATGATATAGCCATATTAGTAAAATCCCAATATTTAAAATTTTCAATCTTAGGGATTTTACCAACAATATTAATGAGTCTATCTTTACTCAAATTATATTGTTTCTGCAATTCGTCGTCATGTTCTCCTTTCAACTCATCTTCTATTTTCTCGGCTATTTTCAATGCAACCTCAGGGTTGTCATGATGTTTGTTGAATAGGTTAATACATTCATCCACAGAAGACCCCTTGGTCTTCCCCATATCTATATAATCCTTCATTGGAATTTCATCCATTGACAATACAGATGATCTAGATACAAGTTTCTCAGACTTAGACAAACGAGTCTCCTTCCTAGGTACACTATCTTTCTTGCCTTCAGATATTCTGTCATCAGAATTCTGTTTTCTCTTTGTGTACAGTGGTCGGCTAAAACTCCTACCTTTGGAATTATAGCCCCACTCGGATTTATCTGATTTGCTAGATTGCCCCAAAAATTTCTCTTGTGGTGGAGCACAGTTCAAAAAACAATGAACCTTATAATGGCCTTCGCCTTCACAAAGGCTGCAAACTCTATCAGAACCAAAATCCAACCAACCAGGTTCTACAACATCCCTAGGTTTTAGATTTTCATCGTCACTACTGCTAAATTCAACCTGATAATCAACACTGTTTCTAAAATTTTGGTAATAATAAAAATCAGTGTGCATCTTCTCGTCAGACAAAGCAATTAGTTCGGCATATATCACACCGCCATGTTTAAACATCCTATAGTAATCTAAATAATCACCATCTTCTATGCATGTGCGTGTAAGCCAACGAGGTCTCCAAATATATGAGTCATCCTCATAAAAATAAACCCATTTTCCGCCTGGCCTCTTCTTTTTGGAACCAAAAAGGTAAATATTCTCAATTTCAGGATTGGCAAACCAAAACACGCCATCCTTACCAACATAAGTATACTTTAACATTTCATTCTGAGCAAAACTTCTCTTATGATGCATCATAAAAAACAATGACATATGGTTTGCATGATAGTAAAAGAACTTCGTGGATATTTTAGACTTCCTCATTGCTTTCACAATAAAATCCAATGGTACGTCCATATTTTCAAAATCATCCAATAAACTATAGAATCTCAACAATTTCTTAGGGTTGAGTTCCATAATGTGGGCGGAGTGTCCTGCCCATACACGTCGATCATGTGACTCATCATTATTACGGTTTTTAGGATCCGTAAATGTGAAATCCATGTAATCCTTGGCATTATCCATTAAGGGATTATTAAAACTACTTTGAGTAATTGAAGTAGTATCAATCATGTCCTCCGGTATTGTTAGGCCCAGTGCTTTTAATCCTACTTTGGATTGCGCCAAAGTAAGAGAGCTGATGACCCCAGAAGGCACCAAAGCTTTGATTTGCTTTGATGACGTCTCTTGAACACAGTTAAAGGGAATAATCACCTCATGTTGTTCTAAGAGCGTAGAGTGGCCTCCCAATGTGCTTTCCACATTAGGTAGGTCACCTACAGTAAATAAACCAGTCGAATACCTAGGGTTTATCGTCTTGTTCTCGCACACACCTGGAGATCGCTTTGATCTGATTGTGCTAGGGCTTTGGGCCCCGTCAAGAAGTATTCTCCCGCTTGGTTTATTTTGCACGATATAAATATTACTATTCATATGGCGGGAATTGTTGAGTTGACAATTCCAAAT